TGCCTGTGTCGGGTTCATCCTTCTTGTGCGGTACGCGACGAACCAGTTTTGATTTCATGTTGTTGGCGAGCAGGGTGGTCAGTCCATGTTCGGCTGGTTTCTTTTCGACTTCTGCCTTGATCAGTTCATGGCGTTCATCGAGCTTGCCGAGACCGAACGCTGTCTTGACCTGGGGGTCGCGTGACGCCAGATCACATTCAAGGTACATTGTCTGCACCAATGTTTTCAGACGGTCGTAGCTTGCGTCTGGAAACTCTTCGGTGTTCTCGATGAACACGATTGCTTTGACTGCTTGTTGCATGACGCCGACCGTCCATTTATATTGCAGCCAGAGCGGTACCGTGTTCCACAGATCATCGGTTAGCTCTCCTTGCATTGTCTTCTGCATTTCAGTCAGTATGTACTCTGCTTCGATCTTGTTGCTCGCAGCTTCGCGTAAAGTCTTCAGCTGCTGTTGTTTCGCGCGTTCAGCTTGGAGCATTGCCGATGTGCAGTCAGATTGTTTCTTTGTGAACGCATCATATGCTGCTTTGGTGTCGGTGGTGTTGTCGTTGTTCAGCATGTCGCTGAGTATTTCAATCGGTTGACGTGGTGGGGATTTCTGGCAGAACATAACGTTGCTGGCCTGTGCGCGAAATAATTTCTTGTATATGCCGATCAATGGTGTTGCGTCAAATGTTGGCAGCTGCGCGTCGAACCCGATCTCAACCATGTTCAGTGCTTTGCTTACTGCTTCGTCCTGTTCAGCCGATCCGTCATTGAATGGGTCAATCCCGCAGGCGACAACGAGTTTGGTTTTTGCCTTTGCTTTCCGGTAATTCCACAGCAGTTGATTCAAGCAGTAGAATCCGAGTGAGTTCACGATGCTGTTTTGCGCGAAGTATCCGTTGCTGGCTGCGAGCGTGTGCAGTTCGTCCAGATACTCTTGCACGTTGCTGATGATTGCTGTGACGGATGCAGCTATCTGTTTGGCTGCGATTGCATTGATCGCGTCTTTCTTGATGCCGGTGATTTTCTTGGCGGCGTGAGTTTTCTTGGTTGTGATGATGCTGGCTGCGATTTCAGGTGTGATGACGTTCATGGTTATTTCCTTGGTTGTGTATGTGTGGTTTGCCGGTTACAGCGTCCGGCGTGCTTTGGCTTTGAGCACTGCTATCCTTGATGCTTACGTTCTGATGGTTGGCTGCGAGTCCGGTCGCTCTCTGCGCCAATTTGCCGGTCTGGTTCGTGTTCTGCGTATCACCACAAGGATAACGAACCATATCCTGTGATCCGCTTGATTGATCGTCGCTACATTGGCTGTTTCTCCTTTGGCTTGGTGGCGAACAGTATTTGCAGGTTGGTGGCGGTGCGTGACGCGAGGGTTAATGCATCCTTGCTGTAACGCGCTGTAATTTGCACGAGTGCTGGCCTTCCGTGGTGCGTACACATGATGTGGTAAGTGGGCATCCTGTTTCCTCTTCCATCGCTGCGATGATGTCGAATGGGTCGCCGCTGTACTGACGTTCCGGGTCGATGCAATTCACCTCAAGCACGTCTTCGTCGTCTTGAGGTGCGTCGTAGTAGTATTCAGAATTGTTCATTCGGTTTTTCGCCAAACATGATTTTGATTTCTTCCATCGCGAGTCGAAGCTGTTTCAATGCGTACTGCTTGTCGGTGATGGTGTTCTTCACAACGACCAGCCGCGCATATATGGTTTCGATCCGTAGTCTGCCTATCTCCGCTGTGTCGTTGGTCATCTCAACTCCTCTGCATCCACTTGCCAAATCCCCGGATAATAAATCCGTGCATCAATGTGCCCGAGACATTTACGTCCGACAGTTATGAGTCCAGAACAAATCAGAGAACCAGTCGCTGCGACCATCACACCAGAAAATGAGCCCCAATGTAAAATGTTCAACATTATGAAAACTATGACATCCATTAGCAAAGGATTCGATAGCATCCACATTCTTTTTTTCCATGGGCACTTGAACCACATGAACGTGAGTCCGAGTGCTACGATCAAACCACTTTCTATAATCATGATGCTCTCCTTAACTGGCCGCGATGTTCTGCGGCCTGAGTTTTAGTTACGCTGTCTTAGGTGCTGCGCGAAATATTCCGAGCACCGATTCTTTAGCGTTCGACAGATGGCGATCAATCGCACCGGAGGAAATATATCCAGCCGCGACGTGACCGAGCTTCGACGCGGCCCACACCGCGATGCACATCGCGAGCAAGCCAACCACGAAGGCCAAGAACATCCCGCCGCTCAACGCAACCGCCCCGACCAACATCGAGTTGACCAAACTCCACGCGCCGATGGTGCCGACGGTGAGGATCGAAATGTGCGCGACGTATGCGATGATGCTGCGTGTGCTCGGCATCATGTTGCGCGTCAAATCCCAAACGATCTGCGCCATGCTTGGTTCGGCCAACTCTGCTTCGGTAGCAGCAACTGGTTTTGGTTGATTGAGATTTGCGCCGAGATCAATCGGTTGTTTCTTTGCGTTGCGCATTGCTTCGATTACTTTAGTTTGTACAGCTGTGGCCATGATGATTCTCCTGAGTGATTGAATGATAGGGAACAACACAAAAGCAAAAAGAGCAAGGACGCAGCCTTACCGCGTCCTTGCAGGGTTTAAGAAACAGCGCTCATCGCCAACTCGTCCATCTGTTCGTCGCACGCACCATCTGGGATTGCTACGCGCGTAACGTCATCGCTCCTGTGTTTCATTTCTGATAGTTCTGAGTCGAAGCACCACGACCCGTCTGCCCACACGTTGATGTATTCCATGTTCGTTCTCCTAGGTAATGAACACAAAAGCAAAAAGAGCAAGGACGCAGCCTTACCGCGTCCTTGCAGAATTACCCAACCTTGGCAATGACGTGCTTGGTCATCGCCAACGCGCGCGCTGCTTCCATGGCGGCAGCACGATCTATCTGCCACTGGGGTTTGACGTATTGCGGCGCACCCGATGCCTGCTTGTGCATCCGGTTGACGGAGCTTGCTACTGACGCAGCATTGAGCGCCTGCTCCTTCAATGTCGCGATCTCTGCGCGTAGTGCTGCGTTCTCCGCTTCCAGCTGCGCCTTGGTGAGTGCTGATGCCATGACTATCTCCTTGGTTAATGTATAGACAACACCAAGGCAGACAGACCAAGGACACAGCCTCACCGTGTCCTTGTGGTTGGATGTGTGGTGGCGAGCGCCAAGAACTCGGAGCGGGGTTCGGAATGCTTGGAGTTCCTTGCTGCGTGGCCGGGGTAAAAGAGACTCCTTATCCGGGCGCTGGGTGCGGAAACCGAAGTGGGGGCGGCTGATGACGAGGGGTAGGTGAGGGACCCAGACCGACGTAACCCAGAAATTTTCATAAAAATTTTTCTGAAAAGATTTACGATCTAAGTTAGACTCGCGTGATGACCAAACGCAAAGACCCCGCCGACCTGAAAATCAGGGCCAGGGACGACCTCACCCCGAAACCCCGACTAAGGTCAAAACAAAATGCCTCCCCGGAAGGGCAGGCTAAGCGCATCGCTGCGCTCCGCAAGACACCGACCAACGGCGGCAAGATCGCCATCATCGAAACCCAAAACCCTAATCGACCGCTCACCGAAAAACAGAAAATTTTCGTCAAAGAGTGGGCTGCTGGCGAGACGATCCTGAGCGCCAGTTACCGCGCGGGTTATGCCGATAGTGGAGCAATGTGTTACCGGCTGGCAAAAGACCCGGCGATTTTAAGGATATACGACGCCGAAAAAGCCCTGTACGTGGCTGCGGCACAGATGACCCGTAAAAAGGTCATGGACGGCTTCCTGGAGGCTGCTGACATGGCTCGCACACTGGCCGACCCGACCGCTTTGACAGGCGCATGGCGGGAAATCGGAAGAATGTGCGGATATTATCAAGAAAACACCAAAAAAATTGACATAAACATCACGGGCGACCTCACTATGAAGCGCCTCGAACGAGCCTCCGACGCCGATCTGCTGAAGCTGATCAAGGGTGAGATCGAGGATGTGGCGTTCGATGAGGTGATGCGTGACGACTAAGCCCGCGCTCGCCGCCAAGCAGGAGATGGCGAGCCGGATCATGGCGCGCAGAAAGCTGCTGTCGTTCGTGCGGCGCATGAACCCGAAGTACATGGCTGGCTGGGTGCATGAGGAGATCTGCAGGCGGTTGTAGAGGTTCAGCGACGACGTAGCGGCTGGCTTAAGCCCACGGTTGATGCTCTTGATGCCGCCGCGTCATGGTAAGAGTGAGTTGGCCTCCAAGATGTTCCCGGCGTGGCACCTTGGACGACACCCGGATCACGAATTCATCGCCTGCTCGTACAACATCTCCCTGGCGATGGGGTTCTCCAAGAAGATCAAGGCCCTGTTCGACGACCCTGCGTTTCAGACTGTGTTCGACGCCCGATTGAACCCCGACAACCGCTCCACGGAAGAGTGGGCTATCGCCGGGGACACAGGCGGCTACGTCGCAGCCGGTGTCGGCGGTGGGATCACAGGCAAGGGCGCGCACATCCTGGTCATTGATGACCCGATCAAGAACGCGGAAGAGGCGGACAGCGCCACCACGCGCGAGTCCCTGTGGGACTGGTACGGCTCGACGGCTTACACGCGCTTGGCCCCAGGTGCCGGCGTACTTGTCATTCAGACATGGTGGCACGATGACGATCTGGCTGGCAAGCTGCAGCAGGCCATGATCGCCGACCCGGAGGCTGACCAGTTCGAGATCGTCAAATACCCGGCGATTGCGGAGCACGACGAGTATCTGGATACCGACACTGACTTAATCGTCTACGACACCGCCCCGGCGAACGGTCGGCTGCTGCGGCAGAAAGGCGACTGCCTCCACGAAGCCCGCTACGATATCGTTAAACTTCGCCGGATCAAGGCGACCATCGCCAACCGCTTCTGGGCTGCGTTGTACCAGCAGAACCCGGTACCCGACGACGGCAGCTACTTCACCAAGGATCAGTTCAAACGTGGGCCGATCCCGTTGCTACTCCAGAGCCGGGTCTACATCGCGTGGGATTTCGCCATCAGTGAGAAAGCTCACAACGATTACACGGTCGGTACGGTAGGTCTGCAGGATTACGACGATGTGCTGCACGTAGCGGAGGTGGTGCGGTTCAAGTCTGCTGACGCT